TATGGGTATGAGCCGCATCCGCCTATTTGTGAGCGGCGGTGCTGGGAGGACGCCGATCGGTTGTTGGGATTGCGGATTGCAGATTGCGGATTGCAGATTGGGGGGAAGACTTATCGGGAGTTGCTGATTACGGCGCGGAACCGGAACACCAAGACGGAGTATGCGGCCAAGCGGGTGGTGCAGAAGTTGATGGAGGGCGGGAAGATCGTTTGGTGCCTGTGCCAGGATAATCCGACGTCGATCCGGGAGAAGGGCCAGCAGCACACCATCTATCGGTATTTGCCGCCGGAGATCAAGGCGTTGAGCGGGAAGCGGTCGGATACGTTCTGCCTGAGTTACTCGCCGAAGAACAAGTTTGCGGAGAATTCGTTCCTGATTCCCGGGCACAACGGCCAGGTGAGTGAGTGCCGGTTTATGAATTACGAGCAGAAGGTGGACATCATCGAGGGCGGGGCCATCGATCTGTACTGGGCGGACGAGCTGGTGCCGGTGGAATGGGTGCTGACGTTGAAGGGGCGTCTCATCGACCGGGACGGGAAGGGGTTGATGACGTTCACGCCGGTGAAAGGGTGGAACGAAACTTACGCGCTGGTGATGCAGGGGGCGAAGGTGCTGGAGTGGCAGCCGTTCGTGTGTCCGGGTTTCCCGGGGATGCGGCATTGGCCAGGCGGGCCGGTCGATAAGATGCCTTACATCGTGGAGAGCTGCCAGGACCCGGCTTATGCCGGGATGTTCTTTCCGGCGGATGCGAACCCTTACGTGAGTTATGACAAGCTGGTGCGGGATTGGTCGAAGGCCACCTACGAAGTGAAGATGATCCGCCTGGCGGGGATCGCGCGCAAGAAGGTGGGGAACCGTTTCCCGAAGTTCAACAAGGAGGTGCATGTGGTGCCGGCGTCGAAGGTGCCGCCGGGCGGGACGTGGTATCACATCATCGACTTCCAGGGGCGGAACTGGTTCATGCTGTGGGCGAAGGTGATTCGGATCGGGGAGCGGGTGCGGATCTGGATCGTGAAGGAGTGGCCGGACAAGAAGACCTACGGAGAGTGGGCGGTGCGGAGCGACAAGCCCAACGGGGAACGGGGGCCGGCGCAGAACGCCATCGGCGCCGGCTACGAAGGGTATCGGGACATCATGCTGGCGGCGGAAGGGTGGACGAAGGAGGAAACGAAGGATTGGCGGGACGGCGCGGTGATTAAAGACGACCGGATGAACATTTTCCGGCGGCTGGGAGATCCGCGTTCGGGCAAGGCGCCGGTGACGACGCAGCAGGAGGGCGGGACGTGCAACTTCAACGAGCTGGCCAAGGTGGGCATCCTGGTGTTGCCGGCCAAGGGGCTGCTCGTGGGTGAAGGGGTGGACAAAATCAATGACCTGCTCGATTACGACGAGGATGAGTTCCAGCGGACGGGCCAGCTCACACCGTTGAACGAGCCGAGCCTCTACATTTGCGAGGAGTGCGAGAACACGATCGATTGCATGTTGCTCTGGACGGGGCAGGGCTCGGAGAAGGAGCAGGCGAGCAAGGACCCGATTGATAACCTGCGCTACCTGGTGACGGACGATCCGGACGATGTGCCGCTGGCGGTGCTGGGGAGTGAGGGGGGAGGAGCTTATTGAATTGCGGATTGCAGATTGCGGATTGCAGATTTTGAACATGAACTCGAAGGAATTTGAAGAGATGATCCGGCGGGCGCACGAGCAACTGGGGTCCGACTTCACCGAAAGGCTCTTCGGCGGTCTGTTCGGTGGCGTGGGCTCGCAGGCATACCCCCACGCCGCGAGCCAGGCCGCGGGGCAGGACCCGGAGCGGGAGCTTTGCTGGCGGATGTGCCAAATGCTGAAGGATAAGGGCATCCGGATTCGCATCTATGGCGAGAAGCCGGCGATGCGGGTGCAAATGAGGCGGCCGAATGGCGATGTGATGGACGGGCCGCACGGAGCGGACCGGCAGGCGGCAATGGTGGCGCTGGCCAGGCTTGTGGTGAAATGATTTTCAGCGACCACGGGAGAGAGTGAAAATGAATGACGCAAAGAGAGTTCAACGAGAAACCCTTGCTGCTCACGCCGGCGGATATGCGCGAGATCACGGGATTGGACGACAAGGGGCTGAAGGCCCTGCGGGAGTCCAACCCGGCCATCGTGCTGCGCCGGCCCAAGAAGCCGGGGGCAGGCCGCTTCCTCTACCGGAAACCGGAGGTTGCCAAACTGGTCGGTCTTCAGTATCAGTAGCGGTCTAAAGACGCACACCGTAGTTCAAGCAGGATTTCAAACGCCGGAATCCAGCTTAATGAACGAGAGCAGCCAGGACCCGATTGCCCAGGGCGCGCAATCTCCCGACGTGACCCAACTCATCAAAGAATTTCAGCGGTGTTCGCCCGCGTCCGGGCCGGGCTGGGACCGGAACACGGACAATGACGACGTGCGGTTCAACCGTTGGGCCGGGAAGACGCGGGACGGGAAGCGGCACGCGCTGGACGCCAATACGGAAGCCTTCCCGTTCGACAAAGCGAGCGACGCGGAGATTTACCTGGCGGATGACATCGTGAATTCGCTCACGGCCATCGAGTTTGAAGCGTTCTGGCGGGCCTGGATGCTGCCCAAGCACGGGACGAGCGAGGAGAGCCAGTATGCGGTGAAGCTGGCGGAGTATTTCGTGACGGAGGTGCTGTTCGACCAGCTCTTCAAGAATGTGGAGCTGAGCGCGCAATACCGGAACCATTACGGGTGGGTGGGATTGCAGCCGCGGTGGGCGCAAGAGATCGCGCTGGAGCCGAAGGAAATCACGATGCGGGACATCGAGGCGCTGGCGGTGGCGCGCCAGGACGAGACGGCGCTCTTGCCGGAGATGATTCTCGACCCGGCGTTCGATGAGGAGAGCGCGCGGCTGCTGCAGACGATTTACGCGGAATACACGGCGGGGCTGATGGAGCGGGTCCAAACGTTTAAGGCGCCGGTGCTGCGGCCGGCCCGGCTCAAGCAGGCGGTGAAGGAACTACGCGAGCAGGGCCGGGCGACGGTGCCGGTGCCCTACATTTGCCAGGATGGGCCGGAGATCCTGCCGCGCAAGCCGTGGTCGCAACTGTTCATCACGAGCGACAACGCGGACGTGCAGCAGCGGCGGCTTTACATCCGCTTGTTCCACGATGAGGTGGAATTGAAGAGCCGGGAACTGACGGGCGGGTGGGATAAGGGCTGGGTGGCGGAGGCGCTCAAGCACAAGGGGAAGCAAACGGCCTGGAGCTATTCGGACCAGGTAACGCCCCCGCCGCAATACCTGGCGGACGGACGGGACCCGGTGGCGAACAATAACTGGCAGGTCCTGGACCGGCAGACGGGCCAGGTGGAAGTGCTCTACTGCTTTTACCGGGCGCTCGATGACGATGGGATTCCGGGCGTTTACATGACAGTGATCTGCCCGCATTTCGGCGGGGAGACGGACACGACAACGGAGGCGCGGAGCCGCTACGCCTGGCACGGGCTGATTGCCGGGGCGCGGGGCAAGATCCCGGTGGTGATCGGGACGCGGGAAAACGTGGCCTGCAATTACACGGCGTCGCGCGGGGTGCCGGAGGTGGCGAAGACCTGGCAGCGGCAAAAGAAGTCGCAGCACGACGGGTTGATCGATTGGCTCTCGGTGAGCGTGTTCCCGCCGGTGATCCAATACGCGAGCAGCTATAGCACGAAGTTCAAGTTCGGGCCCGGGGTCAAGACGACGGTGAAAAGCCCGGGGCAGGAGCCGCGGTTCGTGGAGATTCCCGGGCGGGGCGTGCCGTGGAGCGTGGAGATGATCCAGCTCCTCGGGAATGAGGGACGGGATTATTTCGGGTTGCGGACGGAGACGTTCCCGCAAGGGGACCCGTCGAAGCTGCAGATGAAGGTGGGATCGTTCCTGCTGATGTGGACGGCGGCCATCGCGGACTTGCTCGACCTGGCGCAAGCGCACATGGACGACGCGAAGTTCGCGGAAGTGACCGGCGCACCGGAGGGCTGGCTGGAATCGCGGCGCAAACAATACGGGCTGCTGGGAGCGCGGCTGATGTTCGACATTCGGGAGTTGGACCCGGAATACGCGCTGAAGCAGCTCGACATTATGAACAAGACGGTGCTGCCGGGCGACGTGACGGGGGCGATCCCGCGGGATAAGTGGACGCAGATCCAGCTCCGGACGGTTTCGCCGCTCTGGGCCCGGGCGCTGCAGCAGGATGCGAAGGGGGCGAGCGAGAAGCTCTTCGAGAGCGTGCGCAACGACATCGCGCAGATGTTCCTCGGGAACGAGGTGAAGTATGTCGAGAACGATCCGCAAGCGGCGCTCAAGCTGCAGTATGCGACGCAGATCGTGGGGGCGAACCCGAACTACCAGCAGGCGCTGCAGAACCGGGAGGGGCGGTTCGCGCAACTGCTGGAGAAGTATGCGAAGAACCTGCAGTTCAGCATCCAGGAGGAGCAGAACAAGAAGATCGGGGCCATCGGAGTGAAGCCGGAGAGTATGGCGATGCAGTACTGAGGAAATGAAAAATTCAAAAGGTAAAATTAAAAATGCCGGAAGGCGGGCCACGTGAACGTGTTTGATTTGAGAAATTGGCGGCGTGGGCGCGTGGCGGCGCGCCGGCTGGCGGCGGCGGAACTGGAGGCGGAGTTGGCTGCGGTGAAGCGGCAGCGGGATGAGGAGCGGCTGCAGCGGCAGGAGCTGGGGAAGCGATTGTCGCTGACGCAGGGGGTCAACGCGGCGCTGCGGCATGATTTGAAGCACATCCGGGCGGCGGTGGGGTGCGACAGTTCGGAGTTGAATGTGATTGTGCCGGCCATCGAGCGGTTGCAGTCGCACGGGGCGCGGATGGCGGCCTACCTCGATGCGCTGGGCGTGCTGAAGCGGCTCGAGACCATGCCAGGGCTGCAATCGGAGCTGTATGAGGTGC